AGAGATAAAGAGAGAAAGCGGTTATGCGATTCCCCCTGCGCGGGTGGTGTACGCCTACCCTTATGAAGAGATGGATGTTGGGGATAGCTTTGTTGTGCCGGTAGCTTCTCGGGCTAGGGTGTTGAATGCCAACTACAGGGCTGGGAAGCGGTTAGGAAAGGCGTTCATAGCCAGGACTGAAGGTGAACAGATAAGGGTGTGGAGGACTGCGTAAGCAGGCCAGCTAGTCAACAAACAAAGAAGGACTGCGTAATGTCTGACAGAGTTCAACTGGAGATGGCAGAGGCTAGGATGCTGGTGGCAAGTTACTTTGCTGCCAAGCGTAGTTACGGGCCTGTGGAAGCTAACAAGTTTCTTGCCAAGCAGTTGAAGAAGCTGGAGAAGACGTATGGCAAGAAGTCGGATGAAAGACTTAAGCGGTACATGCGGGTAGTGGCAGATACAGAACTATTGGTGGACGTATGAAAGTTGCAGTTGTAACTCCTTACTACAAGGAATCTTTGTTAGTCACAAACAATTGCAGAGCCAGTGTGATGAAGCAGACTCATCGTGATGTCCGACATTACATGGTTGCTGATGGCTATCCCCAAGAGTTTTACATGGGGATGCCTGACCACATAGCCCTGCCTCGCTGTGCTGACTACGGGGATACGCCCAGGCTGGTGGGCTGTGCCGTAGCAGATGCACAAGGTGCTGACGCTATCCTTTTGCTGGACGCTGATTGCTGGCTAGATTCTGACCATGTAGAGCGTATGGTGGCAACCATGCTTGCAAAAGACGTATCTGTCGTCACCTGTCCTCGTAAGCTGTGGAGGATGGACGGTAGTTACATGGGTGTGGATAAGGAGTCAGATGGTAAACACTTCAATGACACTAACTGTTACCTTGTCAGGCGGGATGCTTTTCACTTGTTCCGTGCGTGGGGATTGAAAGACAAGAAGCTGGCTATCGTGGATGACCGTGTGTTCTGGGCGACAGTGCAAGCGCATGAAGTTCCTATTGCTCGTAGTAACAAGGCTACGGTCAACTATCCCACCAGCTTTGCCTTTCACTACACTCAGAGAGATGAAGTAGTGCCAGACGGTGCGAAAGTGATATTGCAAGTAGAGGATGGGTTAAAGATGGTTACTTACCCAGAGTTTGTCAAACTAACAGGAAGAGTAAAAGTATGAACGTAGAGATACATACCCTAGCGTGGCCTAATACAGATGTGCGGATGTTGCAGTCTCACAGTGATGTGTGCCGCCATTTAGGTCTACAGGTTGGCTACACCCTGGAGAAGGTTCCACACGGCAAGTGGATGGATACCACCATGAGCAACAGCACTGCTGACATTGTTGGTTTCTTGGACGTTGACTGTGTTCCTACTAACAAACAGGTTGTGGACGATGCTATAGAGTGGGTTGCTACTCACAAGTCTTTTATGGGCATAGCACAGGCTAGTAACCATATCTTGCCCAAGTCCCATATCTTTGCTGCTCCTGCTTTTTTCTTTATTTGGCGACAAGCATGGCTAGATATGAATCACCCTACTTTCTCGGAAACTCCTAACTCTGATGTTGCTGAGAACGTGTCCTACGCAGCAGAGATGTCAGAGATGCGCTACAAGACTTTGTACCCTACCCACTGGACAGCAGAGCCAGAAGAAGGTGTGTGGCCTCTTCATACTTACGGGCTGTACGGGATAGGCACTCACTTTGAAGAAGGTGTGTACCATCTGTATCAAGGAAGGTTTGAGAAGAACGTGCAAATGTTTGTTGACGTATGCAAAAACATTATTGACCATCGCTTTACTACTGAGAACATGATTTACAGCCGCCGTCCTTACGATGGAAAGATTGTAAAGTGAACTTTAACCTCCAGCACTTCTACAAGTTCTGTAGCGAACTAAAGATTGAAACCAAGGAGGAAGGACTCAAGAAAATGGGTACTCTTCTGGGGACGCAGAAATACGTCATGGAGGAGATTCAAAAAGGTTTAGAGAACGACATTCACTTCTTTGTTATTCTGAAAGGGCGGCAGTTAGGTATTACTACTGTCAGCCTTGCTCTTGACCTGTACTGGCAGTTCACCCATCCAGGATGGCAAGGTACTCTGGTGGCAGACACAGAAGAGAACAGAGACATGTTCCGGTCTACGCTAGGCATGTACATGGAAGGCTTGCCAAAAGAGTTCAAGATTCCTCTGATAGCCCACAATAGAAACCAGATGGTTCTGAAGAACAGAAGCCGTATCTTCTACCAGATAGCGGGTAACAAGTCCCGTCTGGGGCAAGGTAAGGCTATTACTTATCTTCACGGTACTGAAACAGCCAGTTGGGGTAATGAGGAAGGACTAGCATCCCTGATAGCTTCTCTTGCTGAACGCAATCCTGAGAGGCTGTACATGTTTGAAAGTACGGCACAGGGTTTCAACATGTTCCACGACATGTACAAGACCGCCAAGTTTGCCAAGACACAGAGAGCCATCTTCTGCGGCTGGTGGCGTAATGAGTATTACACCGTTGACCCCGCAAGTAGCATCTACAAAGTCTACTGGGATGGCAAGCTAACGGGTGAAGAGAAAGAGTGGACTAAAGAAATTAAAAAGCTGTATGGCGTAGAAATTAATTCTAGGCAGATGGCGTGGTGGCGCTGGAAGATGGCAGAAGGTATCAAGGACGAAACTCTGATGTACCAAGAGTTCCCTCCTACAGAGGACTATGCCTTTGTGATGACTGGCACTTCTTTCTTCTCCAGCAGCCGTTGTACAGAGGCAGCTAAAGAAGCCAAGAAACTATTGCCTGACCACTACCGCTATGTCTTTGGTCAATCGTTCCAAGACACAGAAGTTTTGAAATCTACGGAGCGTTTGGGGACTCTGAAGATTTGGGAAGAGCCTGTAGACACGGCGTACTACGTTATTGGGGCAGACCCTGCTTACGGGTCATCTGATTGGGCAGATAGGTTCTGTATTCAAGTCTATCGTTGCTATGCCAATGGGTTAGACCAAGTGGCAGAGTTTGCCACCAGCGAGATGAACACTTACCAGTTTGCGTGGGTCATTGCTCACTTGGCTGGCGCCTACAAGAACTCTACCCTCAATTTAGAAATCAACGGGCCAGGGCAAGCAGTCATCAATGAAATCCGTACTCTCAAGCGCATGGCTGTCAGCATGGGCAACAAGATGGGTAGTGACCTGATGGACGTACTTGGCAACATGTCCAACTACCTCTGGCGGCGTAATGACTCACTGGGTGGGCCAAGCATGAGCATAGGATTCTTGACAACCAGTTCTACCAAAGAACGAATGCTGTCTTACATGAAAGACTATTTTGAGCGTACTATGATGACGGTACGCAGCATGGACTTGCTGGAAGAGATGAAGACCATTGTGCGTGAAGACGGATTTATTGGCGCACCTGGGCGAGCCAAGGATGACCGTGTGATTGCCTCTGGGCTGGCCTGTGTAGCCTACGCAGAGCAGGTTCAACCCCGCCTGATAGCCGCCAAGATAACCCGTGAAGTGAGTAAATCGCAGGAAGACTACACCGCAGAGCAACTCTCTGTGGGCAGAAACGTAAGTGACTACCTCAAACGTATAGGGATGTACGGCTCGTGATTGTCTTGACAAAGAAAGAACTGCTCCGGCAGATACAGAAGTTCCATGCTGACAAGGAGCGTGGCATCTCTATCCCCCTGTTTTGCGAACTTGCAGGGGTCAACAAGGAGCATTTCCGAGATGTGTTCATCCGGCAGTGCGAACCGCTGACCGAATACATGCAGATGCGGGTCAACAAGGCCTACACGCAGTGGAAAGCAGGGAACGTGCGGGTAATGCGGCGCAAAGATTTAACCCGATATGTGGAGTACAGGAAGACACCAGAACCCCCGATGATGGCGGGTATGGGGTTGAAAGTTACTTCAGACGGGATAAAAATCAGGGTGGGAATGGTCAACCGCCATGATTACAGTGAAACTGACCTTAACGAAGCACTTAGAGGGTAACTATGGCTATTTTGAGAGACTACTACTGCGAATCACACGGTGTTTTTGAAGCATGGGAGGCTGAATGCCCCATGAAGCACTGCAAAGCCACCATTTCTATCATCCACCTCAAACCAGTGGGGATGAAGTCCGCAAAAACGGCAAAAACGGATAAAACCTTGGAAGGATTGGCAAAAGACTTCCAGATGACCGATATTCAGTCCACAAAAGCCGGTGAACACCAAAAAGGCTATCTCAAGCGCAACAACAAGCTGTCTGACAAGGAATATGCAGAGGCTACAGCGGCGCAGGAACATGTTGAGAGCCAGCGAGCCAAAGAAGGACGGGCTGGTGACGGGGCGTTGTGGGGCAACGGCGGCAATATCTCTATGAAATCCGTCCTTGGTGGACAATTCAAATCCGTCATGGGAGAATCTGTCGGCATCAATCCTAAAGAGGCGGGCAACTTGTCAGGGCCAAAACCGGCATCGTATATTCCTGACCACGAAAACCTTTCAATACCGAAGCCATGAAAATTCCATCAGCCCCACTAGAAAGAGAATTCTTCTATCTTGACCTGATACAAAAGTGTCTGGTGTCTAGGGAGGAACGTAAATCGGACTATGCGGGGCTGCGGAGTTGGTATTTGTTTGGTAACGGGCCAAGTGAAACGCCAGCCCTGTACAACAAAATCTATCCGCACATTGACCAACTGACCTCGTTTCTGTATTCAGCGGAAACAACAAGGTTCAGCATCAACATCGGTGCTGCGGTCAATGAAGCGGAACACACCAAGATTCCAACGCTGACTCGCGCACTCAATGACGAGTGGCTCAACAGCAATGCTGACCAAGTGTTCTCGCAAGCAGTGTCGTGGTCACTGGCTTACGCATCCACCTTTGTCAAACTCATCATCAACAACGGTATTCACCCCTACATGGTGGAGCCTGGTTGTATCGGCGTGTTGCGTGAGGACAGTCCGTACACTGACCGACAAGAGGCAGTTGTCCAGACGTACTACATCACCAAGTCAGAGTTGTACGCTCGCCTGTACTCGCACCCCAACCGCGACAAGATTGTTAAGCGTGTCAGTGCTACCCAGCATGAACGCACAGAAGTTGCCAACGGTGTAGAGAAAATCATTCTGTCTGCCAGCAACCCAACCATGTACGGTAATGTCAACTTGGACTTGTCCGGCATGAACAGGTACAAGGCCACGGTTGCAGAAGAGACTGTGGAGATGACAGAGTTGTGGGTGTGGAACGATGACACCAACGACTACCAGGTTGTCACCAGAGCCGAGCCTGACATCATCATCTATGACCGCGCTGGCGAGTCTGTGTTCTTGAAAGGCGAACTGCCCTTCATCCAAGTTTGTCCCAACCCGCAGTACGACTACTATTGGGGAACATCAGAAGTTGCTCGCCTGATTTACTTGCAGCAGCTACGCACCAAGCGTATGTCTGAGATTCTGGACTTGCTGAGTAAACAGGTATCTCCGCCTACCGCCCTGATTGGCTTTACCGGCATTCTTGACGAGAAGAACTTTGCCCTTAACCGCGCAGGTGGTTTGCTGGCAACCGACATGCCCAACGCCAAGGTGGAGAAACTTGCCCCGACTATCCCGCCTGACCTGTTCAAAGAGATTGGCGAGATTGACGCAATGTTTGAAGAGGCCTCTGGTATCTCTTCCATCCTGCAAGGCAAGGGTGAATCTGGGGTGCGCTCTACTGGTCACGCCAGCCAACTTGCTCGTTTGGGCAGCAGCCGCGCCAAGAAACGGGCATTGGTGATTGAAGACAGCCTAGAAAAGCTGGCTACGCTGTATCTCAAGTGTATGCAGGTATACGACAACACGCATTTCAAGGATGTTCAGGGCGTACCGTTCATTGCAGAGCAGTTCACCAAAGATTTTGTGGTCAAAGTAGATGCACACAGCAACTCGCCTATCTTTATGGAAGATTTGCGCCAACTGGCTTTCAATTTGTTTAAAGCACAAGTCATTGACAAAGAATCTCTGCTTGACTTGCTAGAGCCGCCCATGAAACAATTGTTGAAAGACAGGTTAAAAGTTATGGAGCAAAAGCAAGCGGAAAAAGCCGCCCAGCAACCTCCACCCAAAGAAAAAGCACCTCCTAAGGAGCAATAATGGCAACAAGTGGTACAGCTAAAAGTGGTGTCGTCCAACCCCGCGCAGACCAGCCAAGGGTAGGCACTCCCAATTTGCAAAAGCGAGAAGGAAGTCCTAACTTGACATACCGTCAAGTTGGGTATAAAACTAGCGGTGGGCGTAGTCAGCGGGACTATGCTCGCGGTTAATTAACTGGAGTTTTCTATGTACAAAGCACACAAGCGCGGTCGCAAGACTCGTCGGTAAGTTTCCGTAAGGAAAAGGGTATGGCTGCTTCCCCTGTAAAGTAAGTGGCCGCCTTCATGAAGGAGCGCAAAATGCGTAAAGGTCGTAAAGGACGTAAGTCTCGCAAGTAATCAAGGGTAAAACCTTGGTTGCCTAGAGCAGCACATCATTGGCAGTTGGATGCAAAATAACTGCCACCTATTGACAAACCGTTTGTATGTGTTACAAACGCTAAAAGGAGTTAGTTATGGGTGTACCGGCAGATAAATTGATGGAGTTAATGCGAGGCAGTCGTTCTGCTGGCGCAGCCGCCCCTTCCGCTTCCCCTATGCCTGGTGCAACACCTGGAGACGCACCTAACGCAATGTCGGATGCGGAAACTTCCCCAATGTCATCGCCCATGTCTACACCAGAACCAAAAATGGGTAGCAAAGAGGCTGCAATGATTAACGTTGGCATGGCAATGGATTTGCTCGAACAATCCCTCCCTGCGCTTGGCTCAGAATCTGAAGAAGGCCAAAAAGCGTTGGCTGCTATCAGGTCTTTGACGGGACTCATGGGGCCACGCAAAAACAAAACTAATGAGTTGCAACAATCAGAGATTCTGCAAATGCTGCAAACTCTACCTCAAGCTGGTGGCGCATCGCCTGAGGCAAAAGCAATGTCAACAGCGCCGATTCCTGGTATGCCTTCACCTGGCACACCTCAACCAACCCCAATGTAAGGAGTCCATCATGGATTTGTTCAAGCCCCGTGGCGCAGCAGCCCCCCGTCGTCCTACTGATAACAATCAGAATCATGGCGTTATGGTTAACACCCCCCGTTTTTCTCAATTTGGTGGCCTAAACAGCCCCGCTAAAGTTGGAAAATCCGGTATGCGTGTTGAAAAACCTGCTGACGGTAAAAAAGTTATTTAAGACATTAAGAGGGTAACACTATGTCACTTGAAAACGTATCTTTAGAAGCCCGTGATGAACTAGCTTCACTGTCTCAGATGCTGGCAGAAAATCCTGAAACTCGTAAAGAGTTTTTGCGGATGACTAAGAAGGTTAAACCTGACCTTCCGATTCCAGAATTAGACATGGAAGACTTTACACGCAATGCTGTCAACAAGTCAGAGCAGCGTGTACAAGCCTTAGAAGCAAAGTTGCGTGAGCGTGATGCAATTGAAGAATTGCAAAAGCGACGTAATTCTCTGGTTAAAAAAGGACTGATTTCTTCTGAAGCAGAAGTCAAGGACGTAGAAAAAATTATGCTGGAGCAAGGCATCACTAGCCATGAAACAGCAGCGCAGTATCATGCGTGGATGAAACAAGCCGCGATTCCTACTTCTTCTGGATACAACCCGTCACCTGTAAAACAGTTTGACCTTAATAGATATTGGAAGAACCCTGTAGGCGCGGCTCGAGAAGAAGCAGCACGGGCATTGAGTGATTTGCGTAAGCCCACTCGCCCGATTGGTTTGTAAAGAGGGTATTGTTTGTCTTTCGTGACGTAAGGAGGCCTTATGGCTATTGGCGGCGGCATCCTACCAGCTACAGGGTCTAATCAGTTTACTGAACTGACTTATGTAACTCGTAGAGCCTTTATTCCCAAGCTGGTTGTCCAGCTTTATAACTCGACACCTTTGTTGGCAGCACTGATTAG